GATCGTTCAAGTATTTAGGTCCCTATCTTTCTTCTTTAATATTTAATATGGTAAATAAAACCTTTGTTAAAGATTTAGCTTCTATGCTTTATCTTTCACACTTGGAATTAATACCAGAAAAATTTAAATCGAAAGAGAAGACCTATGTTGGTAAGGTAGCTATTATTAAAGACCCTGAGCTTAAAATGAGAATAATTGCTATGGTTGATTACCCTAGCCAATTAATTCTTAGACGAATCCATGATAGTCTTCTTAATTTACTTAAGAAATTACCACAGGATCGTACTTTTACTCAAGACCCTTTTAATAATTGAACATTAAATCAGGATCATTTCTACTCATTAGACCTAAGTGCAGCCACTGATAGGTTCCCAGTTATTCTTCAAAAGAAGTTATTATCATATATTTACAATAATAATCATTTTGCTAATAACTGAATGAATCTCCTTACAAAAAGAGATTTCTTCGTTGATGATCTTAACACTACAATTCGTTATAGTGTTGGACAACCAATGGGGGCCTACAGTAGTTGGGCGGCTTTTACTATTACCCATCATCTAGTCGTTGCTTATGCAGCCCATAAGGCTGGTTTAAGTAACTTTAGTGATTATATACTACTAGGTGACGATATTGTTATTAAAAACAATAAAGTTGCTCAACAGTATATAGCCATTATGACTAGACTTGGGGTAGACATTTCTAAACCAAAGACACATATATCAAAAGATACATATGAATTTGCTAAGAGATGAATACAAAATGGTAGAGAAGTTACAGGCGTACCTTTACGAGGACTACTTAATAATTGAAAATCACCAAGAATTGTTTTTCTTGAGATTTGAAATTATTTGAGTAGAGTTCCTATTCAGAGTATGTCTGTCTTAGTTTTGGTAAGTTTGTTATATGAAAGATTACCATTTGGGAAAAAGAATTATTCTTTTAAACAAATGTTTAATCTTTTATATGATTTCAATCATACCATCCGTTTCACTGCGGACTTAGTTACCTACGATGAACTTAGAACGTTCTTAGTAAGAAAACTAAATCTTAGCTATGGAATGATTCCAACGGAAAAGGTAGTTCCCTCATTTCTGAGGGCCCTTTTTGGTGTTGGTATGATTGGGGAATGCACAGCACTTAATCGAAAGATTAGGGAATCTGTTAAATCATTTGACACTTATTTTAAAGAATTAACTTTAAGTGTTGATGATTATAAGAAATTCATTAATAATGTGATTAAGACTTCTCCATTGTATATTTCGTATTTCAAGAAAGTCGAAGACTCACTTGAAATTACTAGAAGTTTCTTGAACAAGACAAGTGATTTGTCTGCTCAAGAGGTTCTATTGAAATTACAATTTGAGGAGTTTGACAAGATTACGTCACTCCACCGTAAGGCGGAAGTTAAACATATTTTAATGTCAAAGCTGTGAAATAAGTCTTTAAAAACTCTTTTTTATAAAGATCCTTTGTTCTTAACAAGATATGTCAAGATCCAAAGGGCTTTATCAGAGAAGAGTGATTTAAATGCTCATTTTTATAATGAACGTCGTAGACCAAAATTGGAAGGCAAATAGCCTTAACAGTATACAAATACTGCAACCTCATTTAATCTACTAATTCTTTATAAATAGACCTTATTACTAGTTTCTTTGGTTATTAGACCTCAGGTTATAGTAATTTAGTACTAAAGCTTAATAGTTGTTGTGAAAATTAATATTATGATTAAGAATATTAATTCCCAGGTCTTT